TGAAAGCACTATCTTCCAGCAACATTGAAGAAATATCGACCAGAGCGTAAAGCTCATGAGTGGCGATAGTATTCAAGGTTGTTGAATAACCAGTGGTTTCTGAGCGTGTGCCAGTTTCCGCAGTCCAAGCCGCCGCGAAATTTGCATCCTTTGTTGGGATTTCAATTTCTTTGGAGGTTGTAGCGCGAACGCGAGCAACAGAACGAACTGGTGAGATTTCAGTTACGATCTTGATTAACTCAGCAACATATTCCTCTGGAGCCAAGTTACCCGCTGTGGCCGCTGTTCCAACTGTCAACGCTTTAACTTCGTCAGCATCTAAGCCTTCGTTGCCCTTACGCATGAACTTGTCCCAAGCTTTTACAGCAAAATCAACGCTCTTGGTTTCAACGCCAGAATTTGGGCGCTTTAAGAGTGTTTCAATATCGTCAAGTTTCTCAGCGAAACCTTCGGAAGCTTTTTCTTGCTGAACCAGCTTTTGGTTCACAGTTTCAAAACGGTCAAGATCAGCTTCGATCTTTGACAATTTGGCTTCAACCAACGGATCGGCTTCACCCTTCTTTTCAATTTCTGTAAGGCGCTGATCGTTTGTTGCTTTAAATTCTTCAAAAGCACCGTTCAGCCCTTCCAGATAAGTTTTGAGATTATCATCCATGACAATCAACCTTTCTGTTTAGGATTTAAGGATATTGGTTAAGCGGTCTAATTCGCTTACCAGTTCAGAAGGCATTTCCTGATCGCCAGCATCCCGCTGTTCCAGTGCCTTTGCTACAGCCGAAGCCGCAACTTTCGCCTCGCTTCTGGAAAGTTCCGCTGCATCCCGCAGGACTTCTTCCCATTCACGGACTGTTCTGTCGCTCTTTACCGCTGAAACCCTAGCTTTGGGGTTCATGGGAAAGGTTACGGCAGAAATCTCCATAAGGTCTACTGATTTCAAATAACGGCGCTTGCCCTTATCGTCATAATCATAGCCCTTTGGTTCTACGCGGTAGCCAATAGACAAGCCATCAATCGCGCCCATTTTCATCAATTCATAAACTTCGCGGCCCCGCTGGGTTCCCATAGCCAAGCGGCCCTTTACCTTTAGGCCGCGACGATCCTCTATGATCTCATCAAAGACCCCGATAGGTTCATCTGCGCGGTGCTGGTAAAGCATCTTTACAGCCTTAGCGCCCTTGCGCCCGATAGACTTAGCAAAAGCACCCTCTACGACAACATCGTTTCCAAGATCCTTATTGCCAAAGATGGAGCCGTATCCGCTGAACTCGCCCTTATCGTCGCTGTCATCCATTGCCTTGATGTCGAATTTCACATCAAGAGTTTCATCTTTGAACTCAATATCATCATTCATTTCATTTTCCTTTGGTTCTGACTTGCCATAACTGGACAAGCAAACCGCTGCCCGTTGGGTTCTGCTTGGATATTCAGAAACGACTTTATCATCGCCCATACAGCGACCCATAAAATCTGCTTCTGTTTCACCACTATTAGGCTTTGGTAACGGCATGGTGAGCGTCCTCACGTTTTCATTATTCGCAATCTATCATATTGTAGAAGTAATTTAAACCACCATTGAATAATGACCCCGCATCAAAGAACCACGCTCTCTCTGAGAGATGGTGATTTTATTTTCATTGGCTTCCTATCAATCACGGCGTCAGCTATTTTTTCGATTGGATAAAAACCCCAATCTTCGCCAAATCCTTCTGGCAATGCGCCGAAAAGATCACGATATAAAGATACCCAATCCTCATCCTCTAATGCAGAATTTAACCTTATTTGGTATTGCTCATCACTTATCATCAAATTCATCCAATATTTCTTGAAATCTTTTTGTTGTGCGAGGGAAAAGCCTTTGGGCTTCCTTCCATGCTTCTGGTCTTGCATAAATCGCAAATAAATTTGCGAAAGTTTCACTGTATTTGCTCCCGTATCTTCTAAAGTAACTGACCCCATGACCGAAAACATAATGATTGTCTTGAAAATATCCCGATGTCATCGCATCAATAATGTCTGAAATTGCAGTTGCGCCATCAAATTTCCCCTCCACCGTATTAACTAGATAGGTTCCGCTTCTCCTTTTCTTCATCTTTGTAACTTTTTTGAACAAAAATTCTTTGTATGCTGGCAGTTTTTCGTTAAAGCCTTCCGCTAAACGATGGCCTAAAATTCCATCAAAATCTGCGCCACGTTCCCCAAGCCCTAAATCAGCGCTATCTTCAATAAATGCTAATTGAAAATCCTTGTCCTGATGTGAGTAAAACCATTTATTGCGCCCCGTGAATGTCTTGCTTGCGAACATATGATCAAAATGGTGTCCATATTCATGTTCTAATACTTCTCCAGTAACCGCAGCGTCTAGCGTTTTGGACTGAGAGAAATATTTGCCTTTTCTATTTCTGATCTGGCTGGGCCTGTCATATTTTGCGAAAATTCTTTTTTGCTGATCATTAGTGAAATCGTTAATTTTATCGTCATATTCCTTCAATTTCTTTTTGCTTTTAACATTTGTGATCAAATCAGATATGGCTATTCTAGGCGCAAGGGGAATAACCGCCGCCACAGGTTCATCTGGAACGGCAAGCGCAGCGGGAGCAACAGGTTCAACTGGTATCTCCGCGCCGCCATCGTCAAATAGATCGTCCTCATCAGTGAAATAAACTGCCAAGCATCTGCAATTAATATTGTTTGAAGCCCCGCCCGATCCATCGTGCGGGTATTTCATTTCTATCTCAACGCCCTTATCCCTGATGATGAAAGGCTCATCAATCCCGACCTCTTGACCGTTGGCCGCTGCATGGCTTGGCCGTGTTCTCGCATCACCCACAGAAACCCAGCGTTTCTTTTGGGCTGGCAAACCTAGCTCCCTAGTGGCTTCGTCAGTAGCGAAAGATGCCGCCGCATGGGTTTCTGTCCTAGCAATAGTTGCCGCCCTTGAGCGCCCTATTGTGCCGCCTGTGCGGTCAACGATAAGCTTGGCTGTCTTATCGACCCCTAGCGCCTCGGTTTCCCCCAACTCTATGGCCCTTAAAATGCCCCGTCTGGTTGTAGCTGCAACGCCTCTAACCTTTGACGCGCCTTCTCTTGCGTAATATTGAAAGATCAGGCTTTGAAATTGACTTTCTGCCTTCCTGTTCTCTGTCACACGGCTGGCAAACTTATCAATCACGCTTGTATATGTCGCCCGAAATACCGCCCCAAGCTCTGCCTCAAGATCGCTGGTGGCCGCTTCGATATTGCTGCCGACCTCGTAAGCCTTTGCCGCTTGTCTGGCTGTCTTGAGGAAAAGGCTTTGGAGCTTTCGCGCCATGCTTTTCTCGTAACCCATTCTTAAACGGTTCACTTCCCTGATCTCTTTAGCGATTGAGAGGCGGGTTTTGCCCGCTTTTATGTAAACTGGAAAAGCCATGAACCCTTATACCACGCTTAGTTTATCAAAAAAAGATAATAGCTAAGTTATTGATTTTATTATATAATCTCAGGATCATTAATTTATTTGTAAATAAATTGTTGACATATATGAAGGCAGTTCCTATATTAACAATAGAAAAGGAGGAAAGAGATGGAAAAAGTTCTTCAAGTTTATGACTATGTAATTGAAGGCGAATATGGCGTCATGATGGGCTATTACGAAGCTGAAAATCTTCTAGCCGCTTTAGCCATGCTTAAAGAAGATCATCCCAGAGACATTGGTGCAGATGGCGTTTGGCATCTGGAAGATGGAATAGAAATCGCAATAAATTGGTAAGGAGAAAAAAATGCACATTATGGGAGCAAAAAAAATTCAAGACTATCTGGACAGAGCTTTCAGCCTGATCCAAGAAGATGGAACTTTTGCCGCTAAGTCGCACAAGAAAGATGCGCTGGCATATGTCAGCGGGGCTTACAGGCTTTTGCTAAGATCAAACGTCAAGTTTTCTTTAGATCACCTTTCACGCGAAGATTGCTGGGCCATTCCTTTTGATCTTCATCAAATCCGCGAAAAGCACATGCGCCTATTCGATCTCGCGCTTCATGCCGACCTAGAGAAGCTTGTGGCCCTTCGCGCTGAATTGAAAGAGATGGATGTCATCAAGCCAGCGCCCAAGAGCGACAGGATTGAAAAGAAGCACAAGGAGGTAACTAAGACGGTTCATGAAATGATCCAAAAGCGCATGGCCCAATATTATGAAGCAATCGAAATCGGAAGATTATTCGGCGGGCTTCCAGTTAGCGCGACCCCCCATCTTGTGACAAACGAGCATGGCACGACCTTCACGCGCTGCTTTTATTATCTGGATGGAAAGATGACGCCGCTTGCTGTGATCATGGCCGCATCTGATGCACTAGCAAGAGAAAAGGAGGGAGCCATCTGAGGGAAAGGGGGAGAAATCCCCCGCCCAAATTAATTTGTTATTACTTCTCTTTTTTGTAAATAAATTGTTGACACTTTTATCGGCAATCTGTACACCTGTTTACATAGAGAGGGAGAAACGAAATGACAGCCAAGACAATCATCAAAGACGCAGAGGCAGCGGTAGCAGCAATGGACAGCTTTTCATGCCTTTGCTTGAGCGCCGCAGAAGGCAACTGGGTTCAAGCAATCTTTGACGGAATTTCTTTCTTATGCGCTGCAAAAAACACTTTCTCATAAAAATTAAAACGGGGCTTCGGCCCCACCATTTTACGATTGATTGGAAGAAAGGAAGAAGAAAAATGCTAGACAGGATCTTTGTTTGGTTCGAAACTTTACCGCTGATCTACAAGGTCATCGTGATTGTCATAATCAACGCGGCAATAGTCGCACCCGCTCTCTTATAATTTCAACAGCCTATGGAGGCAAAAAAATGTCAAACTTTTCTAACAATTCAAATCATGGCCGCGTTGCCAAAATGTGCGACTATCTCGACCTTATCGAAAAATCAGCGTCCAGCAATAAGGCATCGCCTGATGAGGTTGCCGCGCTTCTGGCCCCCATCATGCAAAGGCTTTCGGAATACTCGCTTACGGATGCCCCTGTGGCTTCTACTGATGCAGACCCAGCAGATGCCCCAGTAGGCGACCTTAAATCGCGAGTTTATCCTCAAGGAAAACCGCACCCTTGGGTCACGATCAGGGAATGTGCGGAGAGCGCAAGCCTCAAGGATCTATCGGTTGCAATGGCCGTATTTATGAACCGATATGAGGAAGCGCTGGGTAATTAAAAAGCCATAGTGTTAATTATTTGTAAATATATTGTTGACACTATGGCAAAAATACTGCACACAAAAGTCATAAGAAACGGAGGAAATAAATGGCTTATATCAATCAGGAAAAAAAGAAAGCTTTAGCGCCAGCCATTAAGGCAGTTCTAAAAAAGTACGACATGAAAGCAAGCATCGCGGTTCGCCATCATATGACTTTGATTGTGACGCTCAAGGAGGGGCCAATAGCTTTCGACATGAAGCACCCGCTTGACTATCAGGTCAACACTCACTGGATTGATGAGCATTATGCAGATCACCCAGTTGCCCGCGATTTCTTGAAAGAGCTTAAAGCCGCAATGGAGGGGCCAGAGTTCTTCAACCATGATGACAGCATGAGCGACTATTTCCATAGAAGCCATTATATCGACATCAACATTGGGAAATACGACAAGCCTTATAAACTGGCCGCATAAATCAAACGGGGGAGAAATCCCCCAAAACCTTGGAGGGTAAAAAATGCCACATTCAATTCAATTTCTTCTTTCTGACGAAGCTGTCAAAAAGCGCTTGGAGCGCCTTAAAGGCAAGATCAAAGCCCGCAGGGGAAACAAGTGCGTCATCCATGTAGAGGTGGAGCCTACCATTGAAGGGCCGCTTGACCACCTGAACACGCTGCTTGAGTTCGACGCTCTTAGCCCAACCAGCGCCATGAAGATCGGGAAGCGCTGGCTGTCGCATCACGGCGCAAAAACTTTCGCCATTCGCCGCATCATGGACGATGGCTCTCTCTCCGCTCCGCTGGGAATTTATGACGCCATTGATTTAATGGAAGAAGGAGAGGTTTGGTGAAAATCAAAATTGAACATACAGTTGAATTGAGCGGTGAGGATCTTGCCGCTCTGAAAATCTACTTTGATGAAATCAAGCATGAGGGTGAAACCTTCCGCGAGTGGTTCAAAAGTAGCTTTGTAGCTTGCGGCCATTGCTTTATGGATGAGAAGGCCGCTGATTATGGAAGGTGGACGTTATGACAAATTGGAAGCAAGATGTTATTATCTTCGCGGTGATCGGTGCCGCGTCTGTGGGCTGGATCTTTGCCGTTAGCATGGGGTGGGCATAATGAAAGTATCGGAGCAACTTATTCTGAGAGCCGAAAGGTTCTCAGATTACGTTAAGAAAATAATAGAATTGGGAAATTCAAGTGACCCAGAATTTAAAACGCGAATTTTGTCTTTGGAAATTTTGGGCGCAGATTTCCCAAAGACCCTTAGCCTCATGAAGGGAATGGCCGCATACCATTTTTGGAACCTTGGAGGCAAAGACCAAGAGCTTGATGAGGCTTACAACTGCATTGAAGCATATCTAATTGAGGATGCAGAGCGTGGATTTGATCAAGTGCTTAATGGCCCAGATGGTGACAAGTGGGCAGTGATCCTAGCGAGTGAAGCCAAGGAATACGGCATAATCACAGAAGAAGAATACAAGCGCATCTTCACAGAAGATCCCTCAGAAGAAAAATGATCCTTCAAAAGAAATATAACAAGTCATACCGTCAGATGGAGGATTTCAATGAGCATGTAAGCATCACTGACGAAGTTCCATCAAGGCAAGAAATGTTCTCTATAATAGAGGGGCTGAAATCAATGGGGCAAGTGATAGGCGCATTAAATAACTTTTCTTATGCAGACCCAATGGAAATTGAAGATTAATATTATTTTTTATCCTTTGACTTGAGAGGGTGGCCCTCTGGAAGAAGATCAGTGTCGAACTTTCCGCTTTTATATTTCCCCGTCCTTACCGCTTGCAAAAATACATTTACGCGAGCGTAGGCCCATTGATCCGCAGAATTGACGCTAGGACGCACAGAAGATGGGTTTGTGTTATAAGCTCCCACGCCTCTGCGGAAAACCGCCTCCAGCATCCTCTGAGTGACCCTCTTGCCCTTTTTGTCGCCATGTTCTTCGTTATGGTCTTTGACCTTTTCGGCTAAACCTTTTTTGACTGCATCTGAGATTTTAACCGGCGCTTTTTCCTCAATTTGCAAATCTTCCATATATGCAGCCAACTCTTGAGCCTTATCACGTTCTTTATCTAACTCCTTGACCTTGCGAGCCGCCCAACTCTGGCCCTCATCACCGCCCCATAGAAGCCAAGCCACCAAGCCCGCGCTGGGCCAACCAGTCTCGCCCCTACGGAAGCCTTCCGCTCGCTTGTCTACCTCATGTCTGGAAAAATAACTGTGCATCCTACGGACGGTTCTGGGGCTTAAACGCTCCTTAGATTTAAGCTGATTGGCCCGCGCAACCCCAACTTGAGTTCCACCACGACCATATTCTTTGCGAAGATTTAAACCGCGCTCCGCGTTCTTTGCCATAGCATCGGTAGGAGTTGTGTTAATATCGCTTTCAGCCTTGTCATATTCATCATCATCATGGTGGGATTTTGAGCGCTCTCTGTGCCGCATATCATCTGGGCTTACATAACGATCAATGTAGTTTCTCTTATCACCTATAAGGCTCTCATATTCGCCGTGAGTGTCGCAAGGCATAAAGACGACTGTTCCGTCCATGTTATGCTGGTGAGTTCCAACGCATCCAATCTCTGAGGCTCGCGCTGACGCTTCGGCTCTGGTTGTAAACGTATCCTTGGCTACTTCACTCTTTTTTTTTATTTCTGTTTCGCCGTAGGCTTCTTTGCCCGCATCTTCTGGATCTTGGCCCTCATCTTCTGCCACCTCTGGGCCACCCAATGGGAAAAGGTTTGCAGCGATAAATACCTCATCACCGCCCGAAATTGGTTCAAGACCCAATCTTTCACGCGCCTCATTGCGTGAGATAATTCCATCTCTAACCGCCGCAGTAACATTTTCATAAACTCTACGCCTCCGCTCTGTCATTGCTGGGATCGCGTCAATATCATACGAAATTGATATATCATCACCAAACGCTGGAGCCAGCCACTCGTTCAAATCGCTTTCAATCCTACGCGCCAGAGGAATAATGGTTTCCTCATATAGAGCCAGCCTTGCCTCTTGGACATTCGCATAGGTTTGAGCGTCTGGAATACCAATAAGCTGAGAAGGAACTCCGAAACAAAGCGCAATATCTTTAGCGGTCATATTTGCTTGGCTCATGAAATCCATGTCCTTTGGAGACATGCCCATTTCTTTCCAATCAAAATCACCCTCAAGCAACATCGGACGCCCTGCATTGTTGACGCCCTTGAACCTGTTGGCAAGATCGCTTTGCAACTGCTCACGCTGTCCATCTGATAGCATAAGTCGATTGCCCGCATCGTCGGCGGGTTTGAACACAATAGCGCCTGACGGACGCGCTCCGTTAGCCAGAAGCGCAATATTATGCTTTGATACCATGTTGTTCTGATCGATTGATATTGATGCAGCCGCCAATGGGGAAAGACCTTGATAATCATCTAACGGATTCCACAGCTTAAAATGCTTTACCTCTGCGGCTCCCGTTACTGGATCGGTGACGTAAGTTTTTACGACCTCTTGGCCCAGCTTGTATTTATAAGACTTTGGAATTGCCGTGCTACTTGGCTCAATTTCAATTCGATCTGGACGCAGAATGTGCAACTCTCTTGGAGCGCCGTTTACATCTGATTGCAGAGCATAAGAGTTCCCAGACAAAAGCAAATATGAATAAAGGCTTTGAAAATATTCAACGCCCGCCTGTAAGGGATTCGGCCTCGCAAGGAGAGAAATCAACGGATGAGCCTCAAGCTTTATGTCGCCCTGATATACGCAAAAGGGAATAGAAGCTGCGCCGTTGGCGATTTCATTTACGCAACGATAAACAATAGCGTTCTCTTTATAACCTTCTTGAGCAAATTGTTTGAAACTATCTTTTTTGGTTCCGCTATATGTCGGCCCGCTAATATGAACTTGCGGCGCTTCTTTCCGCTCAAAAGACTGATTGCGCCCTAAGATCGCCGCTATATTGTCCAAAATACCCATCAGCTAATTCTCCAAACGGCTTGACCTGTTGATCTGCTTAACTCAGTTAAAGCCCAAACTAAAGCATCCAGACGATCAGGAGACTTTTTTGATAACGGGGTGTAACTGGTCATTTGATCCTCAAGCTCCCTAAACTCTCCGCAATGGGAAACTTTCCCTTGCTCATATAAAGCCGCTATTGGCTCTGCTCTCAATATCTTACCCCTCGACGCCCTGACGGGGGTATAGGGAACACTTCTGTCTATAGTTCTTATCACTTTTTCAACCAAATCGCCACCGTTGTTTACTTCTGCAACAATTCTATCAGCGTTCCAATGGTGATATGCCTCAACAACAGCCCGCGCCCAAGTGTCTGGTGATGCCCTTAAACTCAAATCATCCAAGATATAAAACTTATCGTCTGCCCTACCCGCAACTATTATCCCAGTTTCATCGCTGTTTTGACTTGCTGTGACCGCTGGATCAATGGCAACAACAATCCTCGACATTTGAGGGATTTCTTTTGAGCCTTGCGCTGACTTTATCATAGGATCTTTCCAAAGAGCGCCATCAATATCCTTCATATAATCACCCAGCCAAACATGATTATATTTTGAAATATTCTGAGCTTTTGCCCGCGCAGCCATTTCCTTTATGTTTTCGCTGCAAAACGGATTTTCCAGATAATTTACATGAACCAGAACTGCCTGATCGTTATCTGTAAAAAATTCTTCAACGGGATCGGTTTTTTTATACGGGTTCCAGCTAAACCAAATTTCTGAACCTTCTTTTCTTATCGTTGGATCTAAAAGTTCAATGGATCGGCTCGATAAAGATTGAGCTTCCTCGCACCAAGCAATATCAAAGCCCTCCAAAGATTTCACGCTGTCGGAAGTGTGATCTTGCATACCTTGAAATATTATTATCCCCTCACCAAAAACAGAACGAATACGATTTTGCTGTATTTCAAAATAATGGAGCAAGCCCATTGATATGATTTTATCCGCTAAAAGCTGTTTAGACGAAAATTCAAGGGATCTTTGAACTTCTCGAATACATATTGCCTTAGTGTCTGGGTTTTCAATCATGCGCTTGAGCAAAATTTCTGCAAAAAAGTGCGATTTTCCAGAAGCCCGACCGCCTTTTGCCGCTCTATACCTTGGCCGACCACGATCCCCTTGGAACAGAGGGCGGGACCACGCTGGATGAGCAAAGGATATTACCCCTTTATTTATCGCTTGATGGAGGCTCAACGAAAAAACTTTCTACTCTTGTAATAATTGGCCCGCCGCCCTCACCAGTTAATTCTGCGTTGATCTTATCCCGTTGACCAAGATATTGCTTACCAAGCCAAATCTGCATGGTAGCGTTCCCGTTTTCCGCTGCCTTCCACTGAAAGCGACGAAGGCTCATCTTTCCTTCCGAATTATGCTTTTTATAGAGGTCTTCAAAATTCTCATAATCTCGCTCTTTAAGCCTTCGGTTTAGCGTAGTATCTGACATCCCTAAGATTTCGCATATTTCCGTTTGTGTGCACTGAATACGAACCATGCTTAAAAGCATGTTAAAGTCTTGATCCGTAAGTATTTTTGACGGGCCTTTCGGGCCGCGCTTATTATGTGGCTCCAATTCTTCTGTTTCATGATCCATCATTTTGACCCCCTGCCGTAAACAATACCTTTATAACATAAATTTTGAATGGTGAAACCACATTGATATTTAGTGAATTTTCTTTCTCATTCTGACTGGTGTGCTACACATAAAATCATAAATTGGGAGAAGCGATATGACCTTAAATGAATATGAGAAGCAATGCTTAGAAGCTGGAACAATTTTTACAGCGGTTCGGATCATAAGCGGGAAAAGATCAAGAAAAGATTTTGAAACCATTGAGGCCGCTAAAGAATATGCGGCGCAATTTGATGGTAAACGCACAATGATTTATGCAGTTACAAAATTTGGAAATTCTGCACATATCTGCAATTTTTAATTGATTTGATTGGAGCGTGGAGGTCGGTGTCGCACCGCCGCTGTGAAATTGGGAAAAAACCATTGCCTACTTTCCACGCCTTTCTCCTTTGTACATTCCAGCGCCAGCTTCGTCAATCGCGCTAAATGGAAGAATAGGCACTGTCAGCCTTTCTTTTGCGTCTTTATTTAAAAAATAAACACATCTAAGCTGAAACCCTTTCTTTG